AGAAGACATGGGCGGCATGGACACAAGGGATTTTACTTTTCTCACACACTGATACAACTGTTCTCATCTTCAACACTCTTCATCGGCTTCTCGCATAAGGCGCTACGATCGCTAGTCCGTGGTGTTCAGATTTCGCGATTCCTTAGAGGCAATACACTCATGGGTGCGTTACTACAACAGGTTCTAGTGGGATACTCTTCAATCACACTTGCAATTCTAATGGGAGTTTATTGTTATATTATCACGGCTAACTCCCAACCGGAGAATTTTTTGGAGGGATTCTATACCCTAACGTGTGCACTCTGCGTTTAACGGGCTTGTGACCGTCCGCAATAATCTTGGGGCAGAACGGAACTCTAGTTCTTGAGAACTCGTCCATCCGGCGGGCCGCATTACACAGCGACGGTATATCGCTGATCAGTGCACACAATTTCAACCAATTTGATACAGTAGTTTTGTTCTACTTTACTCACTTAGGCTGCTGGGGGGCAATCTGCCGACCACCCTCCAAAGATACTTTGCGGTCCTCCAGTATCGCGATCAAACAACTTCTTCGCAATATCTGGGTATTTGTCACCAAACCGCATCTCAGACAGACATTTTTCGAATCGTTTCTCATCCGAATAGTCCCAAACATACTGCTCGTAGAGGTTGAGCATAACCTCCACACCTGCAGTGTGTGTCCTACGTATCTTCAGGCCCTCATCAAATGGAGAAAACGTCTTGCGCATGAACCACGCATCATGGCCTTCCGTAATTTCCAGGGTCCTGTCAACCAAAGCTTTCAAGGGAGGGATAAACTCACAACCTTTACGCAAACCAAGAGCGATACCACGCATCATTGATTGCTTCGACACTCCTGCCGGTGGGTTAATGATATATCCATATTTTGCAAGGACTCGGCCTGGTTTCGGTCCAAATACAACTCCCTCATTCGTCTCATACAAGCGGCATGAGCAAAATTCGACTTCATACATATGTCGTCGATAAAGGGCCTCGCTATCAAAGCCCAATTCTGCCATCCCCCGCTGCCAGGGGAACTCGACCCATTCTTGGTGGCGCAGGCAATTGTCATCACCTTGCACCACCATACGAATAGAAACCCTCGCTTGCTCGACAGACTTCCCTG